TTACCCATTGGCGCGGCTTAAGAGCTTATTTTTGAATTCACAATGGTCACGATATAACCATCTTGCTCGCCCGTGGATAACTTTGGCTTTTGGCAGGTCGCCGGACTTAATCCGGTCATAGATGAAGGTTTTACCGAAGCCAGTATCGGCCATGATGAATTTCAAATCAACCAGTGAATCAGGCTGTAGTTCGTGTTGCATGAGTGCTATCTCCGAATATGGAATCGAACCTGCAAATCAGGCAATAAAAAGCCGCATTGATGCAGCAATGGTAGGTCTGGATATCTTTAGAAATGAACAGGCCTCATCGAGTGTGAGACTGTGGTTAGTCCTTGCGTAGCTCGCTGATTCTTCTGTAAGTCTCTGGTGCTTTGTTTCCGTGTATCTTCATTTCAGACTTCAACAGAGCAACGAGAGAATCCCATTCGTTGAGGATGCCTTTGAATGCCGGAACGCGCTTTGCAACCTTGTCGAATGAATCCCTGATTTCTGGAATCTGCTCGACAAGCGCAACGCATCGTCGGAAATCGGCTGCATCATGTGGAGCGCCGAAGTGATGACCATAGATATTCTTTTTCAGTCCACATGCGATTGAGGCAAGAGTTGCGCTACTGATGCCGACATCGCCAGTCGATTGCCATTTCAAAACCTTCATAGCCAAATCTGACATTTCTTGTCTCCATAAAACAAAACTCGCCGTAGCGAGTTCAGATAAAAGAAAACCCGCACTCGGCGGGTTCGCATTCGTTCAAATTGCGTTTACTTCTTGGCGTTCTGTTCATCCATATCGATATACCATGGGTTGCTTCCCTTGGGCATGTTTAACGACTGCTCGCGATAGTATCTGATGCGCTCCATGAAATACTCGCGTGAGTGCTCAGGTTGCTCTCATGATACCTGCTCAGTGATAACAGGTATGTTAAGGCGCTCTCTGTACTCCATGCCTGATGCTGCAAGGTCAACGTTTACCTTGTTCTGTTTTTCTTTCGATTTCTCGGCGATGTTATGCCTGACATTGTCAACCCGCCTCCTTCTGAACATAACGGTTATAAATCAGTCCCTGAGGGCCATAAGGAAGCGGGATGTGCAACTCCTCTGGTTCAGAAACTATCCATTCTCCGGCCATCTCCGCTGGAGAGGTAATGATAAGTTGTTTGCTAATAAAAGGACCACTCCTCTCAACAACAAGCTTACCATCTTCATTAATAAAAGCTTGGATGTCAGGTGTGCTTCCACACTTGGTGATGCAGCGTTTGAACATTTTGTGTCCCCCCATTTTATGTACGGGGTAATTATAACACATTGAAATATAGTAATATTTGACGTAGATTTCTTTTGATCTATAAGCGATTTTTTAATGCTTTTAAGTTATAAATACTTGTTTTCATCACCCATCTTGCTGCGGTGCTACTATTGAAAAGTGCTCACACCCTTTAGCCCAAATAGTTTTGATAGTTGTCCAACTGACTGGAACCTTGATTTCGATTCTCCCGCTACAGTCACAAGTTTCGCAATCATCATCACCAAAGCATTCCGGGCAGCTTATAAACGTAGTTTCTGAAAATTCACCGGATAGCACACCCTTAGCGCCGTTCTCGGCTGTTAGTCTCTTCGGCACCATGACCCAACCATCCGGAGTTACCGGAGAGTTGCCATCCAGCGCGTTCAACTTGTAAGCCTGGCTTACAGGTTCGGCTTCCAGTTCTGCTATGCGCTTCTCTGATGCTTCAAGTAACGCCTGCTTATCGCGTAACGCTTCTTCCAGTTCAGCAACATGGCACTCACTATCAATAAGGTTGTTCTCTGCGGCTTCCAGCTCAACACGCAGCTTCCCTACCGTTAGCGCAATTTCCTCGTTCTCCTGGTCGCGTCGTTTGATGTATTGCTGGTTTCTTTCCCGTTCATCCAGCAGTGCCAGCACGGTAGCCGGATTGGCTGCAGCGATGAATTCAGCATTGGCCTGCTGTTCCATTTGGAAATCTTCATCGAAACCGCTTTCAGGATGCGCTCCTTCAATTCTGCAAATAGGAATATATCCAGCAACTTCACGATGAATTAGCGCATCATCACCATCAAATCGGCTTTCTCCATATTCGAGCGACCACTCACCACACGTTGCTTTTTCTGCCGCTTCACGCAGTGCCTGATAGTTAATTTTGGTCATATCACATCACCCTGAAGCCGTTGCATTTACGTAAGAAATCGCAGATATAGCCCTTCATTTTTTCGTGCCAATCTCGATCATTCCCATTGCACCAACCATCAGGTGGAGTCCAGTTTTCTATCAGAGCAGCCATTTTCTTTGCTTTTGCAGGAGTAGCTGTTGCGGTATCGCAGTAATGACGAGTGTCAACCAACGCATCCATACCATCGATATCAAGTACGCAAAACCATGTGTGATTCGGCATTCCAACAGATGGTATTTGTTGCCCACGTCGACGTTTATCAATAAGACATACACTCACTGCTTGCCTCCTTTGCGCAACATCGCATTCAGATATTTGTTGTCATTAACAGAACCGAAACTCTTTCTCTTAAGCAATTCCTCTCTCGATGGCATTGGCTTTACGCGTTGGCGAATAATCATTTCTGCCGGAAGAATTCCTGGATTGTATGCAAGTCCTCTCATGGTAAATTCCTCAGTCATTACTGATAGCGCCATAGCGTGAGCGGTAATTACGCAGGCGCGGGTCAATTTCAGGGAAGTGGGTATATGTGGCTTTGCGGAATGGTCGGATTGATGTCTGGTAAATTCGCTCGCGTTCTTCTTTCTCTGCAAGCCATATACAATGGCGAAATTCCTTTTCCTCTTTCGTTTCCTGCGGTAGCGACATTATCAGGTCGTAGTTTTTTCTGAATTTATCCAGCACCTCCGATACGGAATTGCCGGAACAGCGGCGCGGGTCATCCGCACCATACAGAGGCGCTGGCATGATTTTCTCCTGATTAAATTGCGTGAATAGCGTGACGAGGGAAGGGGAGAGTTACTGGTTCCTCGTCTGGGTAGATAGGTTTGTTATGTTTGTGCCACTCGACATGACATGACTTGCAGAGCCACATCACATCGGTTGGTTTGCTGTAGTCGCAGTGGTGCGCCTGTGGTTTACATTCTGATCCGCAGCACTCACATTGTGGTGGTCGGATTAGCTTACCGTCGCGCAAAAAATTACCCACAATGATGTGGGCTTTTCTTTTCCATGGGTTGCTCTGAATGAACCGCTTTTTGGCTGCGTTACACCGTTCTCTTCCGCGTTCCGATGATTGATATTCTCTCCTTGCTGATACTCGATGTGGCAATCCAGCGCGTTCTTTGTCGTATTCAGCCAGGCAAGCCCGGCAAGCGGCAGTTAATCCATCTCTGGATGCTCTTCTGATTTGAAAGTCCCTTTCTTCCTTCTGTTGATGGCATCTTGAGCAGACTTTCATATTCAGCTCCTAGAACGGAATATCCGAATCGTCGAAGTTCATAGGTGGTTCGCTGTGATTCCCTTGCTGCTGAGGTTGCTGTCTTTGTTGCTGACCGTCATTTCGCTGAGGTGAAGACTGTTCATTTCCTCCTTGCTTGCCACCAAGCATTTGCATGGTTCCACCAACGCCCACGATGACTTCGGTAGTGAACCGATCCTGTCCGCTTTGATCCTGCCATTTTCTTGTCCGCAATTTGCCTTCAAGATAAACCTCAGAGCCTTTTCGCAGATATTCGCTGGCAATTTCTGCCAGTTTCCCGCTCATTACCACACGGTGCCACTCCGTCTGCTCCTTTTGCTCTCCAGTTTGCTTATCACGCCATTGTTCTGACGTAGCAACTGTAAGGTTTGCAAATGCCGTTCCTGATGGTGAATATCTGATTTCTGGATCATGCCCAAGGCGACCAATAATGATCACCTTATTTACGCCTCTGATTGCCATTTATGCCGCCTGTTTTAGCTCGTTAACTCTGATGTTCATTACCTGAACGCATTTAGCCTGCGCCTCCTCGTTTCCAGCCATTAATTGCCAGTCACGCTGATAACGCTCGATGAGTTTTTTCTTGTCAGTTTCTGTTGACGCATAATCGCTGAAGTCTTTCAGGATTTGTTCGCAGTCAACCGATGGAGATTTCTGGTTGGTATTTTCTGGTGATGGTTTGTTATCTGATGCTGGTATTGCCCATCCCGGCAGCGATGGAGGGAGCCAGTAAAATCCTGTTCCATCCTTGAGTTTTGCCCTGTGCCATCCCTGCTTTTTATCGAGAGATGTTTGTGCGAAACCTTCCTCAAGGTTATACAGATACCGACCGATTCCCCACTGAACGGCAGCGCGCTTCATTGCACCGGAACGACCACCTTTGACGGCTTCTACCTGCGTGTTTTCAGCAGCATCCCATTTGGTTACCCATTCGGAATCAATCTTTATTGATATGCCGCATTCAACTCCGCCGTTGTTGGGAATATCGCGGTATTCATTGCGCCATCCTGCTTTGCCGCAAACATCGTCCAGGCGTTTCATGATTGCCCGGTTCGTGACATAAGCCAGCACCATAGCCCACACTTTGCCATCGCGTGTTTTACCGCTTTGCTGTATTCGCCATTCGATATCTTCAGGGCTGAATGGCTCATCGAATTTATTCAAATCCATAATTCACCTCAGAATGGACACGGCCCAAGGAAATAACGCTGATTTAATACTTCGACTCTGGACAAATTAAGGCATACCCGCATTCCTTCGCGGTTACCATTATGGCGATACCAGAGAGCTTTCTGCGTGTACATGCGCCTCTGTAACTTGCTCTCCTTCACTGTGGTTGCAAGTGACATGAATATCTCCTTCGTTATCGATTAATTCTTTCATCTGACGAATGAATTCTTCGTCTGACCAGTTATCTGTAAAACTCATTTCCTGCGATACCACGGAAGGTTGATAGCTGATTTCATCGCTTTATTTGCTTCAAGCCACATTTTTGAATCACCAATAAATCGGGCTATTACTGCTTTGTTTTGTGCTGCACGAAGCATCTGGTGATTGATGGCTATTTCATTGCGCATAACGCCTCCAGTTGTTTCTTTGCTGCTCTGATTAATTGTTTAACTCGGCGTGATAATTCAGATTCGTGCGGGTAGAAAGCGGACATGACGCCGCTACCCGCGAGCTGAAAGTGCATCATGGGTAACTCCTTATATTTGATTGCATAACGAAAATGCCTCTGGTGAAGCATTATTGGTATGCGGTAAAGCCGCGCTCAGGCGGCTTTGATAGTCATATCATCTGAATCAAATATTCCTGATGTATCGATATCGGTAATTCTTATTCCTTCACTACCATCCATTGGAGGCCATCCTTCCTGACCATTTCCATCATCCCAGTCGAACTCACAAACAACACCATATGCATTTAAGTCTTTCGAAATTGCTATAAGCAGAGCATGTTGCGCCAGCATGATTAATACAGCATTTAATACAGCGCCGTGTTTATTGAGTCGGTATTCAGAGTCTGACCAGAAATTATTAATCTGGTGAAGTTTTTCCTCTGTCATTACGTCATGGTCGATTTCAATTTCTATTGACGCTTTCCAGTCGTAATCAATGATGTATTTTTTGATGTTTGACATCTATTCATATCCTCATAGATAAAAAATCGCCCTCACATTGGAGGGCAAAGAAGATTTCCAATAATCAGAACAAGTCGGCTCCTGTTTAGTTACGAGCGACATTGCTCCGTGTATTCACTCGTTGGAATGAATACACAGTGCTTACTCGTACTAATAAAATACCCAATTTTCTGTTTCTTGGTTGTGCCCAAAGTTATATTCAATATCTGGTGTTGATGTATCAATATTCTTCATCCCATCAACAAGAGTTGATACAACAGCCAAATCTTGTTTGATTCTCATTAAATGGTATTTCTTCCGGCGCAATAAACTTTCAATAGCAAGTTTCTTCGTTGGGAATGCAAAAGATCTTTCTGCATTTTTTGCTACTTTCTTAATTGCATATCTATTTCTCCTTTGTTTCCATTCCTGTAACCACTGATTTGGTGCTGGTTTAAAATCAACAACCCAATGCGCAGGAACCAACCATGCATAATGCTCTGTCTGATGAAAAGCTATATATTGAAGTGCGAATATTTTTATCCCATCTTCTTCAACTGTCGACTGGAATCTCCAGAAAACAGGCATTCCATCATGTTCAGTTTCTGATTCAGGAAAAGGTACGCTCCATGATTTTGTCATATCTCACCTCAAATAAGTGGTTTGCTGCGAAAGTAAATCCGCTTAAGTTACCTGTTATTTATCCCACCAAGTTCCGTATCTATCTATCCAGTTACACCAATCATCGACACTCCATTTTGTTGTGTCGCATTTTGGCAACTGGCATGAATATCTACCTTCTTTGTAAAGTCGGCGTTTGACTTTCTTGAGCATGGCTCACCTCAATCGTAATAAGCTGGAATTGATTTTCCGCGTTGCTTCTGGCGGCCTGAGCATGTCACACCCATTTCACTGCGTGGCTTGCTGTACCATGTGCGCTGATTCTTGCGCTCAATACGTTGCAGGTTGCTTTCAATCTGTTCGTGGTATTCAGCCAGCACCGTAAGGTCTATCGGATTCAGTGCGCTTTCTACTCGTGATTTCGGTTTGCGATTCAGCGAGAGAATAGGGCGGTTAACTGGTTTTGCGCTTACCCCAACCAACAGGGGATTTGCTGCTTTCCATTGAGCCTGTTTCTCTGCGCGACGTTCGCGGCGGCGTGTTTGTGCATCCATCTGGATTCTCCTGTCAGTTAGCTTTGGTGGTGTGTGGCAGTTGTAGTCCTGAACGAAAACCCCCCGCGATTGGCACATTGGCAGCTAATCCGGAATCGCACTTCCGGCCAATGCTTCGTTTCGTATCACACACCCCAAAGCCTTCTGCTTTGAATGCTGCCCTTCTTCAGGGCTTAATTTTTAAGAGCGTCACCTTCATGGTGGTCAGTGCGTCCTGCTGATGCGCTCAGTATCACCGCCAGTGGTATTTATGTCAACACCGCCAGAGATAATTTATCACCGCAGATGGTTATCTGTATGTTTTTTATATGAATTTATTTTTTGCAGGGGGGCATTGTTTGGTAGGTGAGAGATCTGAATTGCTATGTTTAGTGAGTTGTATCTATTTATTTTTCAATAAATACAATTGGTTATGTGTTTTGGGGGCGATCGTGAGGCAAAGAAAACCCGGCGCTGAGGCCGGGTTATTCTTGTTCTCTGGTCAAATTATATAGTTGGAAAACAAGGATGCATATATGAATGAACGATGCAGAGGCAATGCCGATGGCGATAGTGGGTATCATGTAGCCGCTTATGCTGGAAAGAAGCAATAACCCGCAGAAAAACAAAGCTCCAAGCTCAACAAAACTAAGGGCATAGACAATAACTACCGATGTCATATACCCATACTCTCTAATCTTGGCCAGTCGGCGCGTTCTGCTTCCGATTAGAAACGTCAAGGCAGCAATCAGGATTGCAATCATGGTTCCTGCATATGATGACAATGTCGCCCCAAGACCATCTCTATGAGCTGAAAAAGAAACACCAGGAATGTAGTGGCGGAAAAGGAGATAGCAAATGCTTACGATAACGTAAGGAATTATTACTATGTAAACACCAGGCATGATTCTGTTCCGCATAATTACTCCTGATAATTAATCCTTAACTTTGCCCACCTGCCTTTTAAAACATTCCAGTATATCACTTTTCATTCTTGCGTAGCAATATGCCATCTCTTCAGCTATCTCAGCATTGGTGACCTTGTTCAGAGGCGCTGAGAGATGGCCTTTTTCTGATAGATAATGTTCTGTTAAAATATCTCCGGCCTCATCTTTTGCCCGCAGGCTAATGTCTGAAAATTGAGGTGACGGGTTAAAAATAATATCCTTGGCAACCTTTTTTATATCCCTTTTAAATTTTGGCTTAATGACTATATCCAATGAGTCAAAAAGCTCCCCTTCAATATCTGTTGCCCCTAAGACCTTTAATATATCGCCAAATACAGGTAGCTTGGCTTCTACCTTCACCGTTGTTCGGCCGATGAAATGCATATGCATAACATCGTCTTTGGTGGTTCCCCTCATCAGTGGCTCTATCTGAACGCGCTCTCCACTGCTTAATGACATTCCTTTCCCGATTAAAAAATCTGTCAGATCGGATGTGGTCGGCCCGAAAACAGTTCTGGCAAAACCAATGGTGTCGCCTTCAACAAACAAAAAAGATGGGAATCCCAATGATTCGTCATCTGCGAGGCTGTTCTTAATATCTTCAACTGAAGCTTTAGAGCGATTTATCTTCTGAACCAGACTCTTGTCATTTGTTTTGGTAAAGAGAAAAGTTTTTCCATCGATTTTATGAATATACAAATAATTGGAGCCAACCTGCAGGTGATGATTATCAGCCAGCAGAGAATTAAGGAAAACAGACAGGTTTATTGAGCGCTTATCTTTCCCTTTATTTTTGCTGCGGTAAGTCGCATAAAAACCATTCTTCATAATTCAATCCATTTACTATGTTATGTTCTGAGGGGAGTGAAAATTCCCCTAATTCGATGAAGATTCTTGCTCAATTGTTATCAGCTATGCGCCGACCAGAACACCTTGCCGATCAGCCAAACGTCTCTTCAGGCCACTGACTAGCGATAACTTTCCCCACAACGGAACAACTCTCATTGCATGGGATCATTGGGTACTGTGGGTTTAGTGGTTGTAAAAACACCTGACCGCTATCCCTGATCAGTTTCTTGAAGGTAAACTCATCACCCCCAAGTCTGGCTATGCAGAAATCACCTGGCTCAACAGCCTGCTCAGGGTCAACGAGAATTAACATTCCGTCAGGAAAGCTTGGCTTGGAGCCTGTTGGTGCGGTCATGGAATTACCTTCAACCTCAAGCCAGAATGCAGAATCACTGGCTTTTTTGGTTGTGCTTACCCATCTCTCCGCATCACCTTTGGTAAAGGTTCTAAGCTCAGGTGAGAACATCCCTGCCTGAACATGAGAAAAAACAGGGTACTCATACTCACTTCTAAGTGACGGCTGCATACTAACCGCTTCATACATCTCGTAGATTTCTCTGGCGATTGAAGGGCTAAATTCTTCAACGCTAACTTTGAGAATTTTTGCAAGCAATGCGGCGTTATAAGCATTTAATGCATTGATGCCATTAAATAAAGCACCAACGCCTGACTGCCCCATCCCCATCTTGTCTGCGACAGATTCCTGGGATAAGCCAAGTTCATTTTTCTTTTTTTCATAAATTGCTTTAAGGCGACGTGCGTCCTCAAGCTGCTCTTGTGTTAATGGTTTCTTTTTTGTGCTCATACGTTAAATCTATCACCGCAAGGGATAAATATCTAACACCGTGCGTGTTGACTATTTTACCTCTGGCGGTGATAATGGTTGCATGTACTAAGGAGGTTGTATGGAACAACGCATAACCCTGAAAGATTATGCAATGCGCTTTGGGCAAACCAAGACAGCTAAAGATCTCGGCGTATATCAAAGCGCGATCAACAAGGCCATTCATGCAGGCCGAAAGATTTTTTTAACTATAAACGCTGATGGAAGCGTTTATGCGGAAGAGGTAAAGCCCTTCCCGAGTAACAAAAAAACAACAGCATAAATAACCCCGCTCTTACACATCCCAGCCCTGAAAAAGGGCATCAAATTAAACCACACCTATGGTGTATGCATTTATTTGCATACATTCAATCAATTGTTATCTAAGGAAATACTTACATATGCAACTTACAAGTACTCGCAAGAAAGCGAATGCAATTACAAGCAACATCCTGAATCGAATTGCTGTACGTGGTCAGCGAAAGGTTGCTGATGCATTAGGGATTAATGAATCGCAAATTTCGCGATGGAAAGACAGCTTTATCCCAAAGATGGCCATGCTTCTGGCTGTGCTGGAGTGGGGTGTTGAAGACGAGGAATTAGCAGAGCTGGCAAAGAAAGTAGCCATGGTGCTGACAAAAGAAAAGCCTCAAGACTGCTGCAACAGTTTTGAGGCCTGATGTAGAAAGACTGGATCAATCCACAGGAGTAATTATGACAAAACGTCGTAAGAAATACCAGGAAAAAGAAGAGATTCGACACCCTGATTCACATGAGGGATTAGTGGTAGCCGCAGCAAATAACAGGGCGTTCGCAGAGCGCCTTGTTGGTGTTTACAGACTAGCCAAAGCAGGAGTGAAACATGGGCGTCGTTAAGTTAGCTGATTACAGGCCTCAACTGGAGGTCGTGGAGCATCGCGTGGCAGACACCGAAGATGGTTTCATGCGCGTTGCTAACGAGATTACCGACAGTCTGCTGATGGCTGATTTAACCGTCCGGCAGTTGAAGGTGATGCTCGCTATCATGCGCAAGACATATGGATTCAATAAGCCGATGGATCGACTCACAAACACGCAGATAGCAGCCATGACAGGTATTCATCACACTCATGTTTGCGCTGCCAAGCGCCAGCTTATTGAGCGTAAATTCCTCATTGCTGATGGCGTGAAAATCGGAGTGAACAAGGTGGTTTCGCAGTGGATTAGCCAGGACAGCTTAACATTAGCCAAAACAGCTAATAAAACATTAGCCAAGTCGGCTAATGGGTATAAGCCAAGTCAGCTAAACACAAAAGACAATATACAAAAGACAATAAATACAAATACCCCCTTACCCCCTAACGGGGGCGGCGATGGGCAGGTTAAACCTGAACGTCGCAAGGCAGAACGAATCGACTACGAATCCTTCCTGAACGCCTACAACACCGAAGTCGGTGACAGACTTCCACACGCTGTTGCGGTCAACGAGAAACGCAAACGCCGCCTGAAGAAAATCATCCCGCAACTGAAAACGCCAAACGTGGACGGTTTCAGGGCGTATGTCAGGGCGTTTGTGCATCAGGCCAAGCCGTTTTACTTCGGAGACAACGACACGGGCTGGACGGCCGATTTTGATTACCTGCTGAGAGAAGATTCGTTAACGGGAGTTCGTGAAGGGAAGTTTGCAGACAGGGGGATTGCATGAGACAGGATATCGAAGCGAGCGTTATCGGCGGTCTGCTGATTGGTGGATTAACGCCAACCGCCAGCGACGTTCTGGCAACGCTTGAGCCGGAAGCGTTTTCAATTCCGCTCTACCGGAAAGCCTTCGAGGTTATCAGGAAGCAGGCGAGAAACAGAAACCTAATCGACGCGCTGATGGTTGCCGAGGCGTGCGGAGAGGAGCATTTCACGTCAATCCTGATGACCAGCAAAAACTGCCCGAGTGCCGCAAACCTGAAGGGATATGCCGGAATGGTCGCGGATAACTATCACCGCCGTCTGGTGCTGGAAATCATGGATGAAATGCGTGAACCAATTCAGAGCGGAACCATCGACGCATCGAGTCAGGCGATGGATGAACTTGTAAAGCGTCTTTCATCCATCAGAAAGCCCCGTGACGAGGTTAAACCTGTACGGTTAGGGGAAATCATCACCGACTACACTGACACGCTTGACAGGCGTCTGAGGAACGGAGAAGAGTCCGATACCCTGAAGACCGGAATCGAAGAACTTGATGCCATCACCGGAGGGATGAACGCGGAAGACCTGGTGATAATCGCCGCTCGTCCTGGTATGGGTAAAACCGAGCTGGCGCTGAAGATTGCCGAAGGCGTTGCAAGCCGCGTTATTCCTGGTTCTGACGTTCGGCGCGGAGTATTGATTTTCTCAATGGAAATGAGCGCATTGCAGATTGCAGAGCGAAGCATTGCCAACGCCGGGAGGATGTCGGTTAGCGTACTGCGAAATCCTGCATCGATGGATGACGAAGGCTGGGCGCGTGTTGCTAACGGCATGAGTCAGCTTGCAGATTTGGATGTATGGGTAGTCGATGCCTCGCGGTTATCGGTCGAAGAAATACGCTCAATCGCAGAACGGCACAAACAGGAAAATCCAAACCTCTCACTCATCATGGCGGATTATCTTGGCCTGATTGAGAAGCCGAAAGCAGACCGCAACGACCTCGCAATTGCTCACATCTCCGGAAGCCTGAAGGCGATGGCGAAAGACCTGAAAACACCGGTTATCTCCCTGAGTCAGCTTTCGCGCGATGTTGAGAAGCGACCAAACAAACGCCCGACAAACGCAGATTTGCGTGATTCAGGAAGCATTGAGCAGGACGCAGACTCAATCATCATGCTCTATCGGGAAGCGGTATATGACGAGAACAGTAGCGCCGCGCCATTTGCTGAAATCATCGTGACGAAAAACCGTTTTGGCTCACTTGGTACGGTTTACCAGCGGTTCTGCAACGGACACTTTGTTGCATGTGACCAGGATGAAGCCAGACAGATTTGCACAGCATCAAATGCACCTGCTGCGCGTGGCAGACGATATGCACAAGGGGCTGACGTATGACCATCTACATCACTGAGTTAATAACAGGCCTGCTGATAATCGCAGGCCTTTTTATTTGGGGGGAGAGGGAAGTCATGAAAAAACTAACCTTTGAAATTCGATCTCCAGCACATCAGCAAAACGCTATTCACGCAGTACAGCAAATTCTTCCAGACCCAACCAAACCAATCGTAGTAACCATTCAGGAACGCAACCGCAGCTTAGACCAGAATCGAAAGCTTTGGGCTTGCCTTGGTGACGTCTCTCGTCAGGTTGAATGGCATGGTCGCTGGCTGGATGCAGAAAGCTGGAAGTGTGTGTTTACCGCAGCATTAAAGCAGCAGGACGTTGTTCCTAACCTTGCCGGGAATGGCTTTGTGGTAATAGGCCAGTCAACCAGCAGGATGCGTGTAAGCGAATTTGCGGAGTTATTAGAGCTTATACAGGCATTCGGTACAGAGCGTGGCGTTAAGTGGTCAGACGAAGCGCGACTGGCTCTGGAATGGAAAGCGAGATGGGGAGATCGGGCTGCATGACTATCAAATCAAATACGCCAGCACACGACAAGGACTGCTGGCAAACGCCGCTTTGGCTTTTTGATGCACTGGATATTGAGTTTGGATTCTGGCTGGATTCGGCAGCGAGCGACAAAAATGCTCTGTGCGCTCACTGGTTAACTGAGGCCGACGACGCGCTAAATTCTGAGTGGATAAGCCACGGTGCAATCTGGAATAACCCACCGTACAGCAATATCAGGCCGTGGGTGGAAAAAGCCGCTGAGCAGTGCATACAACAGCGACAGACGGTAGTTATGCTTGTGCCAGAGGATATGTCAGTCGGATGGTTCAGCAAGGCTCTGGAGAGTATTGACGAAGTTCGCATCATCACTGATGGACGGATTAATTTTATCGAACCATCGACAGGGCTGGAGAAGAAGGGAAACAGCAAAGGTTCCATGCTGCTGATTTGGCGACCGTTCATCAGTCCTCGACGGATGTTTACTACCGTATCCAAAGCGGCATTGATGGCGATCGGGCAGGGCGTCAGGAGGGCGGCATGAGACGACAGCGACGAAGTATCACCGACATCATCTGCGAAAACTGCAAATACCTTCCAACGAAACGCTCCAGAAATAAACGCAAGCCAATCCCAAAAGAATCTGACGTAAAAACCTTCAACTACACGGCTCACCTGTGGGATATCCGGTGGCTAAGACATCGTGCGAGGAAATGACAATGGATTATTCACAGTTAAGTGATTTTGAAATTAACAAGCGAGTGGCAATTTGCTGTGGATTTGCTCCCGAAGATTGCGAAATCGCAAAGTTGGGAACATCAATCGTTGGTGTTGAGTGGGATGACGAAACTGGTTATGCAATAAAAACGGTTGATTACTGTAAAAGCCCAGCAGACGCATGGCCGATTATCACTGAAAACAACATCAGCATAATTTTAGACAATCCCTCAATGCCGTGCGCCACAGACAACGCAAGGGACTTGTTTGATGATGCCGGACCGAATGTTGGTGTCGCATATGACAATCCACTCCGTGCCGCCATGATTGTCTTTCTCATGATGCAGGATGCCAATAATGCTTAGCCCATCCCAATCCCTTCAATACCAGAAAGAAAGCGTCGAGCGGGCTTTAACGTGCGCTAACTGCGGTCAGAAGCTGCATGTGCTGGAAGTTCACGTGTGTGAGCACTGCTGTGCAGAACTGATGAGCGATCCGAATAGCTCAATGTACGAGGAAGAAGACGATGGCTAAACCAGCGCGAAGGAAATGCAAAATATGCAAGGAATGGTTTCACCCGGCATTCTCAAATCAGTGGTGGTGCTGCCCGGAACACGGAACTCAATTAGCACTCGAACGACGAAGTAAAGAACGCGAAAAAGCGGAAAAAGCAGCAGAGAAGAAACGACGACGAGAGGAGCAGAAACAGAAAGATAAACTGAAGATTCGAAAACTCGCCTTAAAGCCCCGCAGTTACTGGATTAAACAAGCCCAACAAGCCGTAAATGCCTTCATCAGAGAAAGAGACCGCGACTTACCATGTATCTCGTGCGGAACGCTCACGTCTGCTCAGTGGGATGCCGGGCATTACCGGACAACTGCTGCGGCGCCTCAACTCCGATTTGATGAACGCAATATTCACAAGCAATGCGTGGTGTGCAACCAGCACAAAAGCGGAGATCTCGTTCCGTATCGCGTCGAACTGATTAACCGCATCGGGCAGGAAGCAGTAGACGAAATCGAATCAAACCATAACCGCCATCGCTGGACTGTCGAAGAGTGCAGGGCCATCAAGGCGGAGTATCAACAGAAACTTAAAAAACTGCGAAACAGCAGAAGTGAGGCTGCATGAATATCTACGAAAGAATTGATGGCAGCAAATACCGAAATATTTGGGTAGTTGGCGATCTGCACGGATGCTACACGAACCTGATGAAAAAACTGGAGACGATAGGATTCGACACCAAAAAAGACCTGCTTATCTCGGTTGGCGATTTGGTCGATCGCGGTACAGAGAACGTCGAATGCCAGGAATTAATCACATTCCCCTGGTTCAGAGCTGTACGTGGAAACCATGAGCAAATGATGATTGATGGCTTATCAGAGCGTGGAAACGTTAATCACTGGCTGCTTAATGGCGGTGGCTGGTTCTTTAATCTCGATTACGACAAAGAAATTCTGGCTAAAGCTCTTGCCCATAAAGCAGATGAACTTCCGTTAATCATCGAACTGGTGAGCAAAGATAAAAAATATGTCATCTGCCACGCCGATTATCCTTGTGACGAATACGAGTTTGGAAAGCCAGTTGATCATCAGCAGGTAATCTGGAACCGCGAACGAATCAGCAACTCACAAGACGGGATCGTGAAAGAAATCAAAGGCGCGGACACGTTCATCTTTGGTCATACGCCAGCAGTGAAACCACTCAAATTTGCCAACCAGATGTATATCGATACTGGCGCAGTGTTCTGCGGAAATCTCACATTGATTCAGGTACAGGGAGACGGCGCATGAGACTCGAAAGCGTGGCTAAATTTCATTCGCCAAAAAGCCCGATGATGAGCGACTCACCACGGGCCACGGCTTCTGACTCTCTTTCCGGTACTGATGTGATGGCTGCTATGGGGATGGCGCAATCACAAGCCGGATTCGGAATGGCTGCATTCTGTGGTAAGCACGAACTCAGCCAGAATGACAAACAAAAGGCTATCAACTATCTGATGCAATTTGCACACAAGGTATCGGGGAAATACCGTGGTGTGGCAAAGCTTGAAGGAAATACTAAGGCAAAGGTACTGCAAGTGCTCGCAACATTCGCTTATGCGGATTATTGCCGTAGTGCCGCGACGCCGGGGGCAAGATGCAGAGATTGCCATGGTACAGGCCGTGCGGTTGATATTGCCAAAACAGAGCTGTGGGGGAGAGTTGTCGAGAAAGAGTGCGGAAGATGCAAAGGCGTCGGCTATTCAAGGATGCCAGCAAGCGCAGCATATCGCGCTGTGACGATGCTAATCCCAAACCTTACCCAACCCACCTGGTCACGCACTGTTAAGCCGCTGTATGACGCTCTGGTGGTGCAATGCCACAAAGAAGAGTCAATCGCAGACAACATTTTGAATGCGGTCACACGTTAGCAGCATGATTGCCACGGATGGCAACATATTAACGGCATGATATTGACTTATTGAATAAAATTGGGTAAATTTGACTCAACGATGGGTTAATTCGCTCGTTGTGGTAGTGAGATGAAAAGAGGCGGCGCTTACTACCGATTCCGCCTAGTTGGTCACTTCGACGTATCGTCTGGAACTCCAACCATCGCAGGCAGAGAGGTCTGCAAAATGCAATCCCGAAACAGTTCGCAGGTAATAGTTAGAGCCTGCATAACGGTTTCGGGATTTTTTATATCTGCACAACAGGTAAGAGCATTGAGTCGATAATCGTGAAGAGTCGGCGAGCCTGGTTAGCCAGTGCTCTTTCCGTTGTGCTGAATTAAGCGAATACCGGAAGCAGAACCGGATCACCAAATGCGTACAGGCGTCATCGCCGCCCAGCAACAGCACAACCCAAACTGAGCCGTAGCCACTGTCTGTCCTGAATTCATTAGTAATAGTTACGCTGCGGCCTTTTACACATGACCTTCGTGAAAGCGGGTGGCAGGAGGTCGCGCTAACAACCTCCTGCCGTTTTGCCCGTGCATATCGGTCACGAACAAATCTGATTACTAAACACAGTAGCCTGGATTTGTTCTATCAGTAATCGACCTTATTCCTAATTAAATAGAGCAAATCCCCTTATTGGGGGTAAGACATGAAGATGCCAGAAAAACATGACCTGTTAGCCGCCATTCTCGCGGCAAAGGAACAAGGCATCGGGGCAATCCTTGCGTTTGCAATGGCGTACCTTCGCGGCAGATATAATGGCGGTGCGTTTACAAAAACAGTAATCGACGCAACGATGTGCGCCATTATCGCCTGGTTCATTCGTGACCTTCTCGACTTCGCCGGACTAAGTAGCAATCTCGCTTATATAACGAGCGTGTTCATCGGCTACATCGGTACTGACTCGATTGGTTCGCTTATCAAACGCTTCGCTGCTAAAAAAGCCGGAGTAGAAGATGGTGGAAATCAATAATCAACGTAAGGCGTTCCTCGATATGCTGGCGTGGTCAGAGGGAACTGATAACGGACGTCAGAAAACCAGAAATCATGGTTATGACGTCATTGTTGGCGGAGAGCTATTCACTGATTACTCAGATCACCCTCGCAAACTTGTCACGCTAAACCCCAAACTCAAATCAACAGCAGCCGGACGTTACCAGCTTCTTTCCCGTTGGTGGGATGCCTATCGTAAGCAGCTTGGCCTGAAAGACTTCTCTCCCAAAAGCCAGGACGCTGTTGCGCTGCAGCAGATTAAGGAGCGTGGCGCTTTGCCGATGATTGATCGCGGTGATATCCGTCAGGCAATCGACCGTTGCAGTAATATCTGGGCTTCACTTCCGGGGGCTGGTTATGGTCAGTTCGAGCATAAGGCTGACAGCCTGATTGCAAAATTCAAAGAAGCAGGCGGAACGGTCAGAGAGATTGAGGTATGAGCAGAGTAACCGCGATTATCTCCGCTCTGGTTATCTGCATCATCGTCTGCCTGTTATGGGCTGTTAATCATTACCGTGATAACGCCATCGCCTACAAAGAACAGCGCGATAAGGCCGCATCCATCATCGCTGACATGCAAAAGCGTCAACGTGACGTAACAGAACTCGACACCAGATATACAAAGGAGCTTGCTGATGCTAACGCGACTATCGAAAGTCTCCGTGCTGATGTTTCTGCTGGGCGTAAGCGCCTGCAAGTCGCCGCCACCTGTGCAAAGTCAACGACCGGAGCCAGCAGCATGGGCGATGGAGAAAGCCCAAGACTTACAGCAGATGCTGAACTCAATTATTACCGTCTCCGAAGTGGAATCGACAGGATAACCGCGCAGGTTAACTACTTGCAGGAGTACATTAGGACGCAGTGCTTAAAATAATTTTAATTTCACTGAAATTTAACAAGTGACTTTCAGGAAAATGCCTCGCAGATGCGGGGCGTTTTTGTATAGGTATTTCACCGCGCACCGCAGCGCACAATAACCACCGAACCTGACCCTTTGGAATGGGCCTTTGAGGATACCAGTTAGTGCTGGCGAGCCTCGGTGGGCTGGTTTCCTGTGCGGCAAAGGTTCATTTCGAAGTAGCAGGTAACGCCATGAATGAATTAATTGTGAATCATGACTTTGACTTTCGCCAGTTAGTTACCGCAGCAGAAGGTCAACCGGTAACTGACACCTTCCAGATCGCAAAGGCATTTGGTAAGCGTCATGCGGACGTATTGAGGGCGCTGAAAAATTGTCATTGCTCTGAAGATTTCCGGAGAGCGCATTTTTGCGTTGCCGAAAAAATCAATGACTTAGGGATTTTCGACAAGAAACAGATTTACTACCGCATGGACTTTAGTGGCTTCGTTATGCTGGTCATGGGATTTAATGGCGCAAAAGCCGACGCTGTTAAAGAGGCCTATATAAATGCCTTTAACTGGATGTCAGCAGAACTCCGTAAGTACAGCGAAAGTTATGAAGCAGAACGCAACGCCATAATGCTGGAGTATATGAAAGAGAAGGATGTCGCCAGTATGTCTGGCCGCCTGCTCAATCGCTGGGGAAAAATTAAGAAGCCTCAGCTACTGGCGAGAATTGAACGCCTTGAACAGCACGGGCAAACCGTAATCCCCGGGCTCACTAATTAACGGCAGTACCGCGAAGCAACCCAAGCCAGTAAGTGGGGAAATAACACTGGCAGCCACTGAAAGATGAACCTCCTGCCTGATGGCAAAAAAGATTCTTTGTGGTGGCGGACTGATGGAAAGACATCGGTTATTGCAGAGGCCATTCAATGAGTGGTCTCGACAATGGCTTATACCCTACACGGGATAACTTAACTGATATCCCCACAAGCGGATAAAGAGGCTCTCAATGTCCGACATCTACATCATCAAACTGAATACGAACGACGGCGGCGAGTAAACGGGCAAGATGCCACGACGTCAGCCTGAGCTGGTTAATGGCTTTGTGCCGCTGGCGACCTAGACGGGAGGGGGCGTACTTCGCTCCTGCTGATGTCAAGTGCGTGTAGTTCACGCCAATATCGGTAGGTGACGATAGAACTGTGGAATAGACATGGCATTATCCTGGACGTGTAAATGTTCAATCGGAAATGCCATGCTGGTCAGTTGGTTGCTTAGACCTTCTTATAAGAGATAGATCTTCCGAATGGTGGATATATAGAAGTTGAATCTTTAATTTCATAAGTGGCCACTACATTTCCCGCAGCGTCCAACTCACGGTAAAGGTATTCATCGGTATCCTGACCTTTTCGAGCTCCTTTCCAGTTAGAAGAGACAAGCTCCAGTGTATGGTCATCTGGAATGCCGATTTTCTGTTTGTATTCATCACTCATGTGAAATCCTTAAAGGTAATTTATGGCACTCACCGACAAGCAAGAAATGTTCTGTCGCGAGTACCTCATCGATTTAAACGCCACGCAAGCGGCTATTCGGGCGGGGTACAGCGCAAAGACAGCTAACCGTACCGCATCCGAAAACCTGTCAAAACCTGACATCAAGTTAAGAATCGCCGAACTGAAAGCGCAACGCAATGATCTTGTTGGTATTAATGCAGAATATGTACTTAATCGCCTTATTGAAATCGACCAGATGGATGTGCTTGACATTCTCCTGCAAAACGGTGAGCTAAAACCCATCAAAGACTGGCCTAAGGTATGGCGCACAACGCTATCAGGAATGGATGTCGTGGAGATGGTATCTGCAGATAGCGCCGCACTTCTGAAGAAAATCAAATGGCCTGATAAGGTTAAAAATCTTGAATTGCTTGGGCGTCATGTTTCTGTTCAGGCGTTTAAAGACAACGTCAAAAATGAAGTGACTGGTGCTGACGGAGGACCAGTCAGAACAGAAATTACCAACTTAACGCCGGAGCAGGCTGCAGAAGCGTATAAAAAAATGATGGGCTAAGTATGCCGTTACCATTTCCCTTCGATTTTAAACATCCTGATTACCAGATGGTTTTTGAATGGCGGATGGAACGCCTACAGCGCATTCGCCAGAATCCTGAAATATTGCCTGCACTAAAACAGTTTTACCGAACCAATCCGGCTCAGTTCATCATCGACTGGGGCATGACAACGGACCCGCGTAATATTGATTATGGCCTGCCGGTGACCATTCCGTTTTTACTCTTCCCTAAGCAGGAGGAGTGGATCCACTGGATTATGGAACGCTGGGGCAATCGGGAGAATGGTATTACCGAAAAATCCCGTGAAATGGGGCTCAGTTGGACCGCGATCGGACTGGCCTGCTCGCTTTGTCTCTTCAACAAAGAAATGGTTATCGGTTTCGGCTCCCGTAAAGAGGAATACGTCGACAGCACCGGTGACCCGAAAGCATTGTTCTGGAAGGCGCGCAAGTTCGTGGAAACACTGCCTGTAGAGTTTCGCGGTTCGTGGAGCGAGAAGAAGCACGCGCCATATATGCGTGTTGAGTTTCCTGAAACTGGTGCCGTTATCAAAGGCGAGGCTGGCGATAATATTGGTCGTGGTGACCGTACCACGCTTTATCTGGTTGATGAGGCTGCATTCCTTCAGCGTCCTCTGCTGATTGATGCGGCGTTGTCACAAACGACGCGTTGCCGTATCGACCTGAGTTCAGTTAACGGCATGGCTAACCCGTTCGCTCAGAAGCGTCATGGCGGGAAGATACCGGTATTCACATTCCACTGGCGGGATGATCCTCGCAAGGATGAAGAGTGGTATCGCAGGGAATGCGAGAAAATCGATAATCCGGTGGTGGTGGCACAGGAACTTGATCTGAACTACAGCGCATCAGCGGAAGGCGTCCTGATCCCATCCGACTGGGTACAGGCTGCTGTCGACGCGCATATCAAGCTGGGCATCCAGCCAACAGGCAAGCGACTGGGCGCGATGGACGTCGCCGACGAAGGCCGGGACAAAAACGCCTTTTCGACCCGTCACGGCTTCCTCCTGGAGAACGTGCGGGAATGGTCCGGTGTGGGCAGCGACATTTATCAGTCCGTCGAGAAGGTTTTCGGCTTTTGCGAACAGGACAACCTCGAAGAGTTTCGCTTTGACGAGGACGGGCTGGGCGCTGGCGTTCGCGGCGATGCGCGCGCTATCAACGAACTGCGTAACGCTGCGCGTCGACCGTCAATACTCGCCACACCGTTTCGAGGTAGTGGCGCGGTATTTGATCCGGATGATGAAGCTGTTCGCGGGGACAACGGGCAAGCCGCACGTCTGAACAAGGACTTCTTCGCTAACGCCAAAGCCCAGAGCTGGTGGCGGTTACGTAAACTTTTTCAGAATACCTGGCGCGCCGTGGTTGAAGGTATGGCTTACAACCCGGACGAAATCATATCAATCAGCAGTAGCATGGCACTCAAAGATAAACTCATCATCGAGCTTTCGCAGCCGACCTATTCAATTAATGGTGTGGGAAAAATCGTTATTGATAAACAGCCTGATGGAACCCGGTCGCCAAACCTTGCCGACTCGGTGATGATCAGCTACGCGCCAATGAATTCAGCCCTGAACATCTGGGAGCTGCTAGGGAGACAGGCCTGATGGCACGAAACAAACAAGCCCTGCGGCGAACTGCGCAGGCCACAGCTGATGGTTATGAGAATTTTATTGCCCGCGTAGGGATGCAGACACCTAACCAGCACTCAGCATCCACCTACCGGGCTAATTTCACCAGTCGTAACCGCATGCTGGTGGAATGGTCCTATCGTTCATCCTGGATCATCGGCGAAGCAGTCGATGCTATCCCGGATGATATGACCCGCAAAGGCATTCGCATCACTTCGGAAATTGATGCAAAAGATCGTGGCATTCTCGAATCACAACTGGATGAGTTGCAAATCTGGGATGCGCTGAATGACGTGCTGAAATGGTCGCGCCTCTACGGCGGCGCGGTGGGTTTCATCATGATTGAGGGGCAGGCACCAATGACCCCGCTGCGACCCGAAACCATCGGTAAGGGCAAGTTTAAGGGGATTCTCCCGCTCGACCGCTGGATGATTAACCCGGTGCTGACCCGCCGCATTAAAGAGATGGGGCCGGACCTGGGTAAACCTGAGTTTTACGACGTGGTGACCACTGCAACGGGAATTCCTGCCTGGCGCATCCATCACAGCCGCCTGATTCGCTTCGACGGGGTGACGCTGCCATTCCAGCAGAAGATGACCGAAAACGAATGGGGAATGTCGGTTGTAGAGCGAATCTGGGATCGGCTTACTGCGTTCGACAGCGCCACTGTCGGCGCGGCTCAGCTGGTCTACAAAGCGCATCTGCGCACCTACAGCGTGGAGAAGCTGCGCGAGATTATCGCGCTTGGTGGCCCAGCTTTCGAAGCGTTGCTGAAGAACATCGACCTGATCCGCCAGTTCCAGAGCAATGAAGGCATGACGCTCATGGACTCGCGGGATAAGTTTGAAACGCATCAGTACAGCTTCAGTGGTCTGGATGACATCCTATCGCAGTTTGCAGAACAGATTAGTGGCGCTGTTGGTATTCCACTGGTGCGGTTGTTCGGACAGTCCCCGAAAGGATTTTCCACCGGTGATGCAGATCTTGCCAACTATTACGACCGGGTGAGCTCATTGCAGGAGCGCCGCTTACGGATGCCGATGCGCCGGATACTGGACATTATGCACCGCTCGGAACTCGGTAAGCCGCTGCCGGACGATTTCACGTTTGAGTTTAACCCGCTCTGGCAAATGTCTGATGTCGATCGCTCAACGGTGGCGTTAAACACTACCAACGCAATCAGTACGGCGCTGGGTGATGGTCTGATGACACTGAAAGCCGCTATGACCGATTTGCGCGAAAATTCTGACGTAACCGGCATCGGGGCATCCATTACCGACGAGGACATAGAGAATGCCGAAGACGAAGCGCCGCCAGGCATCGGCGAACTTGGCGACAAACCGCCAGAGTCGCCAGGCGGAGATCCGATATCGAACGAGCCTACGGCAGATAGCGCGGGCGGTCGGGGATATCGTAAATGGTCGCTACGATGGTTCAAATGACAGTGTCACCGAAATAATGGATGCGCTGGAGCGCTACAGCGAAATCATCACCCCCTGGGCGACGAAGGTTGCTGAGAACTTTACCGCCGACATTGCGCGCCAGAATGAAAAGCAGTGGCGTCAGCACAGCAGGAACATCAGCGCAGAGCTGCGCAACATGGTCGACCGCGCCCCGGTAGGCCAGGTGATGAAATCCATCGTGATCGAGCAAATTAAGTACATCAAATCGCTGCCTCTTGAGGCCGCCGATCGGGTATATGACATTCAGAACAAAGCCATCGAGGCTGTTGTGACTGGTGGCCGCGCTGAGCCATTCGCGAAAGAGATAGCTGCGTCCGGTGACGTGTCACGCTCACGAGCGAACCTTATCGCCCGTACCGAGCTTGGACGCGCAACCGGCGCGCTCGATCAGGCGCGTGCGCTGTCAATCGGTTCGAATGGTTATATCTGGCGTACAGCCGAAGATGGCGACGTCCGGCATTCTCATCGGGAGATGGAAGGTAAGTTTGTCGAATGGGGCAAACCTCCAACGCTTGATGGCATGACCGGTCACGCTGGCGAGCTCCCGAATTGTCGCTGTTATAAAGAAATCGTTTTTCCCAACCCTCATTCTTATCTCGCCTGAATCGCAGGTAAACCATGAAATATTTTTTCAATACCAGGCTGGGGGAAACCCGCTATCAGCTGGCTGACGGCTCGCTGCTGTGCAAAGACGTGCCGATAGGTCGAACGGGTAAGCAGCTCTACGGCTCTGCCGATCTGCCAAACCTCAAACCCGACAAGCTCGGTGAGATAGTCGTAACGCGTTCTCCTGAGCAGGTATTCCATCCGGCCACGCTCGCCTCATTCGAAGGGATGAGCATCACGATCCTGCATCCTGAAGATGAAAACGGGAATGTGCGGCTGGTAAATCCCGAGAACTGGAAAGAGCTTGCTGTCGGGCACCTTCAGAATGTGCGGCGCGGGACTGGTGACCAGTCTGATTTGATGCTGGCTGACCTTATCGTCAAAGACGAAAGCGCCATTCAGCTTATCGAAGATGGCCTGCGTGAAGTGTCGTGCGGCTATGACGCGGAGTACGAGCAGACCGAGCCAGGTAAAGCCGAGCAGGTCGATATTACCGGAAACCATGTGGCTCTTGTCCCCAAAGGCAGAGCCGGAAATCGTTGTGCAATTGGAGACAGAGACACAATGGCAAATCAAAAGAAAAACTGGTGGAACCGCATGCGTGCAGCCATCAAGACAGGAGATGCCGACACCATGAACGAACTGGTGGAGTCGGCTCCCGCATCGGTTACAGGAGATGAGGGGGATTTGCCGCAGGGCGTTAATCTCAACATCAACCTGTCCCCGCAGCAACCACTACCGGACAAAGCACCAGAGATGGGTGGAGGTCCAACCGGCGACAGTGATGATGACCTCAAAACATTACTGAAAGCCCTGCTGGCTAAGCTGGAAGGAAATGCGACGGGCGATAACGACAATAAGCCTGACGATAATCCGACCGGTGACGGCGAGGACGATGAAGAGGAAACCACGATTACTGGTGACTCAGCCTGGCGTGCCGAAGTTATCGTCCCGGGTATCGATCTGAGCCGTAAGATGAAACCTACCGCGTTCAAACGCGAGGTTCTGTCTTCCGCAGATAAAACGCTGGTTCGCCAGATCGTCGGTGATGCGGATATCCGCAAATTGCCGAAACAATCGGTCGACATGGCGTTTAATGCCGTGTCTGAGATTGCCAAAGGGCGAAACACCCGCGCCACCACCGGCGATGCACAGCGCCCAAACATGGGCATGACCAGCATCGCTTCCCTGAACAAACAAAACGCCGAATTCTGGTCTAACCGCAAAGGATAATCCAATGACTGCATATCTGTACCGGATGCCTGTTGGCATTGCCGGGGCTATCTCTCGCCCGCAGGACTTAACCGTCGAACCGGTGGTCCTTAAATCCGATAACGCCTTCGCTGCCTATGGGCTGGCTGGTAAATACGATGATGACGGTTTTTTCGTGCCGCTGGCAGATGGTGATACCGCAGACAAGGTGAAGGGGATCTATGTGCGCCCTTATCCGACCACTTCGCAGCCGGACATGGTTCGCCAGGTGGGGAGTGGCAAGAACTTCCCGGGCGACGCAATGAAGCGTGGCTACGTGACCGTTAATCTCGGTTCTGATTTTGATGCCAGCACCATCAAAAAAGGCGACCCGGTATACGTTGTCGTCTCCACTGATGCATCCATCAAAGTGCCGCTGGGTGGATTCATGGCCACGTCAGTCAGTGGCAAAAACGTGGTGCTGACCAACGCTGAATTCACAGGTGCCGGTGATGCTAACGGCAATGCAGAAATTTCCTGGAAGATTTAAGGAACAGACGAATGATTACTTTTGATCAGGCAACCGTTGACAGCTCTGGTGCCTTTCTCATCGGGGAGCTGGAACGACTAGACCAGACGCTGAACCTGCCACTGGTGGGGTACACCTGGACCCGCGATATCCAACTGCGTGAAGATGTCTCCATCGCAGATGACATTTCCAGCTGGACGAATACCAGCTTCGCCGCTGCGGGTACTGGCGCAAATCCGAATGGCAAAAACTGGGTAGGCAAAGACTCAACCGCTATTGCTGGCGTGAACGTGGATATCGGCAAATCCGGTAACCCGCTGAACCTGTGGGGGATGGAACTTGGCTGGACGGTCATAGAATTGCAGGCTGCTCAGCAGGTCGGACGCCCGATTGATACGCAGAAGTATGACGGGATGCAACTGAAATGGCAGATGGATAACGATGAACAGGTATATGTTGGCGATTCAGCATTAAACCTGAAAGGCCTTGTTACCCTGAACGGTGTTCCTGTCAACAACGCTGCCAAAACGTGGGCAACCTCAACACCGGACGAAATCCGCGCAAGCATTAACCAGGTGCTGTCTGATGCGTGGGCCGCTTCCGGTTACTCTGTGGTTCCGAGTGATTTGCTGATCCCACCTGAGCAGTTTGCTCTGTTGTCCAGCATCATCGTTTCATCTGCGGGTAACCAGTCCCTGTTGACGTACCTTCAGACCAACACCATCAGCTATCACCAGAACGGTGTTCCGCTGAATATCCGCGCGGTTAAATGGCTGAAAGGCCGTGGTGTGGGGAAAAAGGATCGCATGGTTGCGTACACCAACGATAAAAAATACGTCCGCTACCCGCTGGTTCCGCTTCAGAGCGTGCCGGTGCAGTATCGCGGTCTGTATCAGATCGTCACTTACTACGGCAAGCTGGGTGCAGTCGAGCCAGTGTACAAAGAAACCATTTCGTACGTTGATGGCATTTAACAGCCATATGGCCCCCTGGCGGGGCCATTAAGGATGACCAGATGGCAAAAAATAATGCAGTAATACACGTACATACCCCGTTTGTGCTCACGCTTCCCGACGGTTCACGGCGCGAGTTTGTTAAAGGCCGTCATGCTGTGGAGGAAGACGTTGCCACGCACTGGTTCACTCGTGCGCACGCGGAAGTATCCGTTGGCAAAGCCACAGACGCGCGTAACGAGGTAAAAAATGCCAAAGAATCAAAGTCTGCCAGCGGTAAGTGATTTTCGCCGCGACTTCCCGCAGTTTGCTGACCCTGCCAAATATCCCGAAGCGCAAATCCAGTTTCGTCTGAACCTGGCCGATGTGCTGCTGAGCGAAAACGTCACCGGAAAAAAGTTGTTTCCGTACTTTGCCGGATTGTTCGTTGCACACTACATGACGCTCTGGGCGGCAGACAGCCGGGCGATGCTGGCTGGCGGGCCGGGCGGTTCAACCAATGGTGTTCAGTCCTCAAAGTCCGTGGATAAGGTAAGCGTCAGTTATGACACCAGCGCGACGCTGAATCCTGATGCAGGTTTCTGGAATAACACCCGATATGGCGCTGAATTTTATCAGCTGATCACGATGTTCGGTGCGGGCGGTCGCCAGCTATGAGCTTCAAAAGCGGTGTAACAACGAGGGTGGATAACGCTCAGGCCATTCTGGATGCGCTCAAATCCATCAGTAAAAAAGAAGTGCTGGTGGGTATCCCGGAAGCAGACAGCGAGCGTGAGGATGTTCCGTTTGGTAATGCCGGGATCGGTTACCTCAACGAATACGGTTCGCCAGCGCAAAACATCCCCCCACGCCCACACCTGATCCCCGGCGTTAAATCGGTAGAGGAACAGACGTTGCCGCAGCTCAAAACAGCGGCGCAGGCTGCGCTTGATGGAAATGCGGCGGGGGCGGAAAGAGCGCTCAACCGCGCCGGAACGCTGGCCGCTAATGGCGTCAGGCGTTACATGACTATTACCGGCTTTACACCGCTTGCTGATAGCACCGTTGAAGCCCGCGCGCGTCGAGGGCGTAAAGGGGCGAAAGCGGAGCTTGCCCGACGCGCTGCTGGCGAGTCCCCCGGAACCGATCTGGTGAAACCGCTAATCGACACCGGGCAATATCGCAGAGCCATTACCCATGTTGTGAGGGATAAAGATGCCTACTCTTGATGTAACAGACGTGCTTTTTGACCCCGATTTTTGCGACTTCAATTTGTGGGTAACACGCCGAGTGCAAACGGTGGATGAGGACGGGATCGGCAGCGACAGTAAAGTTAAAAAGCAGTTTGCCGGAGTCGTAACTGTTGATCGCTCTCTGGAAAACCGCCGTATGCAGGCAGGGCAGGTAATCAGTGGTGCAATTCTGATTGTGACGACTGAGCGACTGACGCAGGGACAGACTGGCCGTGATGCCGATATCGTGACGTATCAGGGCCGTGATTATCGTGTGACCTTCGTCGACCCGTATACAGCTTATGGGGCCGGATTCGTTCAGGCGCATTGTGAGTTGATGCCGTTTGATGGGGGAACTCCGGTTGAGCAATAACACCAGTACAGAGCGCGGATGGTTAATACCAACCAGTGGCGATCCGGATTATGACGAAGCGCTCGACAGGCTGTTAAGCCAGTGGATGCGTAACGTTTCCGGTCTGTCTGCCGGGATGGTTCGCCCGCGCTGGCAGAAAGAGCAGCCGCCACTGCTACCGGTTGAAACGAACTGGTGTGCGTTTGGGGTTATCGGATGGTCAGGTGATGACAGTCCGGCATTCACCAGACAGACCGATGATGGCTCTCAGCTCTGGCGGCATGAAACGATTGAGTGTATGGCTTCGTTTTATGGACCGGCGGGGATGGTGTATGCGTCCCGGTTTCGTGACGGTATATCTGTGCCGCAGAACAATGCAGCACTGAATGCGCTGGGGCTGTCTCTTGGCGATTACACAGGTCTGACTCCCTTCCCTGAACTTATTAATCAGCAATGGGTCCGCCGCTACGATATGACGGTGCGTCTGCGCCGGAAGGTTGTGCGCGAGTACGGTATTAAATCGCTGGTGGAAGCACCAGTCATCTTTTTCGGAGATTAAGCTATGGCACAGGGCTTGCCTGTATCAAACGTTGTTAATGTTGATGTGATCATGTCGCCGCGTGCAGCATCAGGGCGAAATTTTGGTGCATTACTCATTCTCGGCCCGTCCACAATCATTCCGGTAAGTGAGCGCATTCGTCGTTATTCTGCCGCGGAAGATATTGGAAAAGATTTTGGCGTGGAATCACCAGAATATAAGGCTGCGCAGGTGTTTTTCTCACAATCACCGAAACCTCAGGAGGTTTTTGTTGGTCGTTGGGTGAAAACGAAGGGAGACAGCGAACAGGCCACGACTGAGACGCTGGAGCAGGCTGTGAATGCCATGCTCGATTATACTTCATGGTATGGGCTGGGGATTGCAGACGATGAAGATATTCCGGATGCAGACTGGCTGAAAGTGGCTGCGGCGATCGAATCCTCTTCTGTAAGCCGTATTCTGGCGATTACGACAAGCGATGAGAAATGCCTGCAGACTGCATCCAGCGATGATTTGGCATCAAAACTGAAAACCGCCGGATATTCACGCAGTTTTATTCAGTATTCATCGGGTAATAAATACGCTGCGTTATCTGCATTTGGCCGGGCATTCACGGTTAATTTCAATGGCAGTAATACCGCGATTACGCTCAAGTTTAAGCAGGAGCCGGGTGTCGGGTATGAAACACTGACAGTCAGCCAGGCATCGGCACTTGATGCAAAAAACTGCAATGTGTTCGTGTACTACCAGAATGATACAGCTATCCTCCAGCAGGGAGTGATGGCTAACGGCGATTTCTTTGATGAACGCCACGGCCTGGACTGGTTACAGAATTATGTGCAGACCAACCTCTATAACCTGCTTTATACCAGCTCCACGAAAGTTCCCCAGACTGAAGCCGGTATTACCCGACTGTTATCAAATGTTGAAAAATCACTGGATCAGGCCGTTCAGAATGGACTGATTGCTCCGGGCGTATGGAACGGGGGCGACCTTGGCCAGTTGTCATCAGGTGACACGCTGCCCAAAGGTTATTACGTATACGCCCAGCCGCTGGATGAACAGGCACAATCAGAACGTGAAGCCCGTAAGGCTCCGGTGATTCAGGCTGCAATAAAACTTGCAGGCGCGGTTCATTACGCTGACGTACAGATTAACGTTGTTCGCTAAGGGGAAGTGAATGTCTACCTATTCTTTTATGGATGTCACTGCGACGCTGACCGGGCCGACCGGTTCGATTGACCTCGGGTACGGTTCTGCAAGTTCTGAAGAGGGGATTGTGGTTGCGATGGGCGGCCCTAAAAACACCATGACCATCGGTGCTGATGGCGAAGTGATGCACAGTCTCCATGCAGATAAAAGCGGGACGATTACCGTTAACCTTCTGAAGACATCACCGACAAATAAAAAATTGTCGCTGGCGTATAACGCACAGAGCCAGTCTTCTGCCACATGGGGGAATAACGTTATTGTGATCCGAAACAAGGTCAGCGGCGACATCATCACGGCACGTAGTGTTGCGTTCCAGAAACAACCGGATAATGCCAACGCTAAAACCGGTAATACGATGCCGTGGGTGTTTGACTGCGGCAAGATTGACCAGGTTCTCGGGGAGTTTTAATACATGGAATTCGAAATCAAAGGCGTGAAATATCGCGCGGCAAAACTCAGCGTTTTTGATCAGCTGAAAGTGACCCGCAAACTTCTGCCTGTGCTGGCAGGAATGATGTCAGATTTCGGGAGCATTCGCTCCCGTTTGCCTGCTGATGGCAAAATCGACACCGTGAAATTCGAGCAGTTAAAACCGGTGTTTGAAACCATGCTCCCGCGTATCGCTGAGGAACTGTCTTCCCTGACCGAAGATGACACCAGTGCGATTATTCATCCCTGTCTTGCGGTGGTATCGCGGCGTCATATGGACGGATGGGTTCCGGTATTTACCCAGGGCGAACTGATGTTTGATGATATTGACTTGCTGGTCATGCTGCATCTGGTGGCGCGGGTGGTCGCCGATTCGCTGGGAAATTTTTTGCCTACACCCCTTACCAGCACGACGCAGAGCCTGCAACAGGGCTGACGTTTAACAGCCTGCCGGACGGGCTGTCTTACCTTCTCAATCCGGTTGACGCCGGGTTAATTCCTTATACAGCACTTAAAGATGGCTCTGTCGATTTGTACGACATTGCTCTCTTGAATGACCATCTGGCGGTAAAAGCGGATAACCAGCGGCGCATTGAGAAATGGAGAGAGGATAATGAACGCTGAAACTATTAAAGATTTCCTCGTCTCGCTTGGCTTCAGTGTGGATGATGCAGGAGCGAAAAAGTTCGGTTCTGTCCTCGCCGGTACAACTGCAAATGCCATCAAAATGGGACTGGCCGTTGAAGGAGCTGCGCTGTCCGTGGTGGCCTTCACGGCTAAGATCGCCTCCGGCCTGGATAATCTTTACCGGGCGTCACAGCGCACCGGCGCGACAGTCCAGGGAATTCAGTCTATTGGCTATGCGGTTTCGCAGGTTGGCGGCAGCGTGGACGCGGCGCGAACCTCTCTGGAAAGCCTCTCCCGGTTTGTTCGTAACAATCCCGGCGCGGAAGGATTCCTGAATCGCCTGGGGGTACAGACACGGGATGCCAGCGGTAACATGCGTGACATGGCCGCTATTTTTACAGGTGTAGGCCAGAAGCTCAGCGGCATGCCGTATTACCGGGCTAACCAGTATGCGCAGATGCTAGGCATTGACGAAAATACCCTTATGGCGATGCGCCGGGGTGTGGGTGATTTCTCCGGGCAGTACAGCGCAATGGCGAAAGCTATCGGCTTCAATGCTGACGAGGCGGCCAGAAGCTCCAACAAATTCATGACCTCCCTGCGCGAGTTCGGCGCGATGGCAGGCATGGCCCGTGACAAAATCGGCTCTAATCTTGCTGGTGGTCTGGCGGGTTCGCTGGACACACTGCGCCGCCACATCCTCGATAACTTCCCGCGCATCGAGCAGACCCTGACGAAAGCCATAAAAGGCATTCTGGCGATCGGAGACATCATCGGGCGGCTGTTCTTCAGGCTAATTGAGGGAACATCCAGCCTTATCACCTGGTGGCAATCGCTGGATAAGCAAACGCGGGAGCTCATCTCGCTGTTTGGCGCGCTGACGATTGCGCTGCGCATTCTGAACAGTACGTTCTGGATGTCGCCGATTGGCCTCATTACCGCGCTGGCGGCGGGGATTGCCCTTCTGTGGGAGGACTATCAGACCTGGAAGGAAGGCGGCGACAGCCTGATTGACTGGGGCAAGTGGAAGCCGGAGGTCGATGCCGCGCTGAAGATGGTTCGTGACCTGAAAGGGTCTGTTAATGAACTGGCGAAAGCGCTGGCGAAACTGCTCAATATTGACCCCAAATCATGGTCCCTGAAGTGGGATTTCAGCAACTTCATCGACCAGATGGGCGAATTCAGCAAAATGCTGAACATGATCGCCGACCTGCTCAACGCTATCAAAGATGGCCGCTGGGCTGATGCCGTCATCATCGGCAAACAGATACTTAATCAGGGCAGCGAAAATCCGTCAGCGATGCCGATGGTTACAGACAGCGCTAACAGTACTGCCGACTGGATTAAAGAGCACTGGGGATTCGATCCCCGCAGTGTGGGCCGGACGGTACGCGGCTGGTTTGGTGATGATGAGCCGGAACAATATGCACAGGCTACGAAACGAGGAGAACGGAATAACAATCCGGGAAACCTTAATTTTGCTGGTCAGGCAGGGGCTTCTCTTGAACGCCCGGGCGGGCGATTTGCCAGATTTGAAACTGCTTTTGATGGATTACGGGCTCTTGCTCGTCAGTTAATGCTGTACGCAGGACGGGGAATAAACAGTGTGGAGAAAATTATCTCTACCTGGGCACCTGCGTCTGATAATAACAACACAACTGCGTATATCAGGGCTGTATCGCAACGACTGGGAGTGGATCCCCGGGCTGCCCTGAATATGAGCGATCCGCAAACCATGTCAGCATTGATGAGCAGCATTATCCAGCATGAGAATGGAAGAAATATCTATTCTCGAGAGCTGATTAATAAGGCTGCCGTGGCGGGAATTAGTGGCAAAATGACAGAGGTTAACCAGCAAAATACTTACCACATTTACGGTGGCGGAGATCCGCACGCTGTCGGTAATGAGGTTGCACGTCGGCAACAGTCTGCAAATGCTCAGGTCATGCGAAGTAATCAGGTGAGGGTGGGTTAGTGGATATTCTCTCTACACTTTTTCATCAGCAGAGCAGAAAAATAGGAATGATTGTTCCCAGTGTTGTTATTTCAGAGAAGCATACAGATATGCTTGAAATAACAGAGCATCCGGTAGAGGTCGGGGCCGCTGTCGCTGATCATGCCTATAAAAAACCGTCAGAAGTGGTGATGGAGGTTGGTTTCGCCGGTGGCGGCGCATTGCTGGATTTTGCCAGTAATCTGACGGCTACCAGCCTGCTCGGCCTGAGTCCTCAGCAGACGTATCAGGAGCTACTGGATCTGCAGGAAAGCCGTATCCCCTTCGATGTGGTAACCGGTAAACGGCTGTACAGCAACATGTTGATCCGGGCGCTGGAAGTGACGACGGACAAGACAACCGAAAACGTCCTGTCCGCCGTCCTCACCCTGAGGGAGGTCATTATCTCCCGGACACAGCAGATTACCGTCGCGGATAAAACCAACATGAAGGAAGGGGCCAGCACGTCGGCGGTACAGAATAGCGGTAACAAAACCACAAAGCCTCCAGATACTTCACTGCTGAAAAGCATCACGGGTAACGTGGCGTCATTACTGGGAGGCGGCTAATGACAATTCAGGAAATTCCGCTGACAGCGGACAACCAGCAGTTCAGCATCGTCCTGGGTGGTGTCACCTGGCGGATTAGCATCATATGGCGCGATCCTTACTGGATTATGGACCTGCAGAACGACAGAGGAGAGCCGGTAATCTCCGGTATTCCTCTCGTCACTGGCGCTGATCTGCTGGCGCAGTACGCCTGTATGGGACTTGGTTTTAAGCTGTTGGTGGTCTGCGATGACAACACACAGGATTATCCCACGAAAACTGACCTGGGCGGGCGCAGTCATTTGCTGGTATCAACGGAGTAAGCATGTCACAGAACTGGATGAGACATTTCGAGCTGCAGCTTGTGGACGGGAACGGTAAGGGAATTGAGCTAAGTGATTTCAAAGTCACCTTTACGATCGACTGGTTCAACATCAGCAGCGCGTCCCGGGTAGGGACTATCAAAATTTATAACCTTTCGGCAGATACTGTGAACCGAATTACCGGGCAGGAGTTTTCGAAAGTGCGGCTGATTGCCGGTTACGACGGTATCGCGCCGGAGGTGGCGGCAAGCGACGTCGGGACTGTGCGGGAAGTTGACGCGGCGGACGTGGGCCAGAGTGATGGCCGCAACTACGGGCTGATTTTCAGCGGAGAAATTCGCTACTCGGTCACAGGAAAAGACAGTCCGGTTGATACCTACGTCCTGATTCAGGCAGCAGATACTGATCTGGCATTTGCCACCAGTATAACCTCACAGACGCTGGCTGCCGGTTACACAGTCGCAGATGTGAACCGTGCGCTGATGAAAGACTTTGAGGCCAAAGGCGCGACCGAAGGACTGACGCCTGAAATGCCTGCTACCGTATACCCTCGAGGGCGGGTGCTGTTCGGCATGACACGGCATCTTATGGATAACGTGGCCGGACAATGTGGCGCAACATGGCAATTTGTGGACGGTCAGCGCCAGATGGTGGCGAATAACGAGTATGTTCACGACGCGATTGTGCTCAACAGCGCCACCGGGCTTATCGGCATGCCGCAGCAGACTATCGGTAACGGCGTAAACGTCCGCGCTCTTATTAATCCGAACATCCGGGTTAACGGGCTTATTCAGCTGGATCAGGCTTCCGTGTACCGCACTGCGCTGTCGAACAATGATATCGCGATGGCTGGTGGGCAGATCACCGACCAGAACACAGACGGAAATATCACGCTCAGCGGCACCACAGCACAACCTGCCAGCATCGCAACGGATGGCGTTTATATTGTGCGCGGGATTATGTACACTGGCGATACAAGGGGCCAGGCGTGGTACATGGATATGATGTGCGAAGCGCGTGGCGCGGCGGATCTGTATACGCAATCGGCTTTGCAAAGGGGATGAGCAATGAGGGGTATCATTTTTCTGTTAGCTGTCTTTTCTGCGTGCAGCGTGTGGGCGGATGGCTTCACGGTTAAATGCGGTGGCTACACTATGGTTGCAAACCAGGGCGAGTTATCGACAATTAACGGTGAAAGAGTTACCTCTCAAAAAATCACCGAACTGGGTACCAATGGTTTGAAAGTAGACATGGGGATTATGCCTGCCAAAGACGGTAACAACTACGGCTTTGAATACATTCGTCGCCCTGGTACCGAAACGCGATTCCTGAACGTCCAACTGCTGCAGAACAGCATGGATGCACCGAAAATTATCGGATCTTTCCCGTGTAAAAAGGTTGATGGTTAACCAAAAGTTACATTTCTGCATAGTGTTGAGTTTGTTCACATTCACTAAATAATGATTTTTTATCGCTTGCTAGGTGGTTGCATGATCACTAAACTTTGCGAACTTTTAGCGCTCAGCTAACTTTGAATAAGTGGTGTATAGTCGTTTAAAACGACAGAGGGATTGGGTATGGCGATTAGCTACGCATTTGCGCTGGCAACAATTACACAACAAATGAATCAGGTTCAGGAAGCTGTTAACGGTGCTTTCAAACCCCTGATCTCTAATGCTTGTGAACTGCCACAACGATTAGATGCTGAAGAGGTATTTCGTCGTTGTACCGCGATTGCTGCACGCGCTCAAGAAATCGAAAATACCGCGAAGGAAGGCATGTCTCATCTCGAAGCTTTTAGAAATGGGAGAATCATTGTTGATGAGCTTCCGGAAGAGTTTTTATCCCATCTCGAAGGTCTTGCCAAGGCATGCCGAAATGCTAAAGGACATTTAGTGGATATGTTCTCTGAAGCGGAAAGGTCCCCTATGTGGCAAGGCCATCTGCAAATGTTGCGCCCATTAAAACGCAAATATGTTCGTGCGTTGACCGCCGTCGAGAACACTGCAACTCAGTTGGCCGCTGAAGTTAGGCAATCGCAGCCTTTCCAGGCTGAACTCTTGTCAGATAATGTTACCCGTGAAGAGGCTATTGAACTGATCTCAACATCGCATAAGATGCTGGGAGCCAACGCCCCTAAATGGATGTGACATGGCAAAAGTCAGTATCACGGGAGAATTGCGTCATTTAGCTGCAGCACATAAGTATGCTCAAATGCTTGCCGATTATATTTCAAAGGGTTCCCAGTTCTGGTGTTTTGGTTCGTTAGGCGGTTTTGAACGTAACTATGATGCGATGGCTGCCAACATCAGGAAAATTCACTTAAAGCTACCTGGCGATAAACCCTGGCCTACAGAAGCATCTCTGAGTGAACGGACATGTGATAATTTTTTGGTATATGCTCAGCATCTTTATATCGATGAACACTATCAGATATTGGCAATCATCAGCCCAAACGCTCATCAGCAAGCTGATTCGATGCTTCCCCGGCTGATAAAATTAGCAGAGGAAACCTTCATAGAACTTCCTCCTGATGAACTCGAAAAATTGAAAACCTACGATTCATAAACCCGCCACCCGGCGGGTTTTTTGCTTTCTGGAGCCTACTAAATGGCAGTATCTGACCAGACCCGCAGCGGCGACCTTGCTGAAACATTCAAATCTGAACGGGAAACCACAAAGAACCAGATCCGCGTCGCTTTGCCTGGCATCGTTCAGTCATTCGACCCTGACGCGGTGACGGCGGTTGTGCAGCCTGCTATCCGTTCCGTTGAAACGGATAACGACGGCAATCGCGTTACCAAAAATTACCCGCTGCTGGTGGATGTGCCGGTGGTATTCCCGCGCGGCGGAGGCTGTACGTTGACTTTTCCGGTAAAAGCTGGGGATGAGTGTCTTGTCGTTTTTGCCGATCGTTGTATTGATTTCTGGTGGCAGAGCGGCGGGATACAGGAGACGGTTGATGACAGAATGCATGATTTATCGGATGCGTTCGCCATCGTTGGCCCGCAGTCGCAAGCACAGAAAATCAGCGGTATCAGTACCAGCGCCGCGCAGCTGCGAACCGATGATGGTGCGGCGTTCGTAGAGGTTGCCGCAGGACATAACATCACCGTTCAAACACCGGGCCAGCTCACGGCTACGGCTGAAGGTGGAACAACAATCACATCCCCGACTATCACGCTGAACGGCAACGTAACGATTAATGGCAATCTGTCTCAGGGAATGGGCGAAAGCGGCGGCACCGCGACGATGCTTGGCCCTGTCACGGTGACTAACGATGTAAAAGCTGGTGGTAAGAGCCTGATGACGCACACGCACGGCGGAGTACAGACCGGCGGCGGTAACACAGGAGCGCCTAACTGATGCGATACAGACGTGAAGACGCCGATGGCGATTATACCTTTGGCAGCGGTGATGACACCTGGCTGATTAACTCACCGGAGGCAGTGGCGCAGGCGGTAAAAACGCGATTCGAATTGTGGTATGGGCAATGGTTTCTCGATACCACCGAAGGGACTCCGTGGATCCAGTCCGTACTCGGTAAGCAGAAGCCGGAAACCTACAACCTGGCGATCCGTAAGCGCATCCTCGAAACGCGGGGCGTTAAATCAATCCTCTCTTTCAATACGACGGTGGATACCACGACCCGACGTGTCATGTTTTCCGCTGAAATCGACACTCTCTATGGAATAACGACTGTTACATCGGAGGCGTAATGGCTCTGAACCTTGATTCTCTCGGTTTATCTGCAAAGGTAACCGCGGAGGGGATCAGTGCGCCTGATTATCAGACGATACTCAGCACCCTGATTAGCTATTTTCAGCAGGTTTATGGCAGTGATGCCTACCTCGAACCGGACAGCAAAGACGGCCAGATGGTGGCTCTGATGGCGCTGGCGATTCATGATGCCAATAATATGGCGATAACTGTCTACAACTGTTTTTCACCGGCAACCGGCTATGGGGCTGCACTGACCAGTAACGTGAAAATAAATGGTATTTCACGTAAAGGCGCGACGAACTCTACGGTTGATTTGCTTCTTACAGGAACTGCCGGAACAACCATCATTAATGGCAGCGTGAAAGACAGTAATAATGTGATATGGCGTTTGCCTGCTTCAGTGGTGGTCGGCGTGGATGGTACAGTGATGGTGACCGCAACATGTTCCGTCAGTGGTGCAGTGGCGGCGCTGGCTGGAACTATCACTGAAATTAATACGCCAACCCGTGGCTGGGTTTCGGTAACCAATCCTGCTGCAGCTACTGTGGGCACTCCGGCAGAAACTGACGCGGAGTTACGTATCCGCCAGTCGCAGAGTGTTGCGCTGCCATCAATAACCCCATTTGAAGCACTGGATGGTGCTGTTTCTAATGTTACCGGTGTAACCCGCCACAAACTCTATGAAAACGATACTGGTTCGGAGGACGGTAACGGGTTACCGCCACACTCTGTTGCTGTGATTGTGGATGGCGGTGATGTGACGGATATTGCTCAGGCTATCAGAGGGAATAAAGGCCAGGGTACAGCCACTCACGGTACAACATCCGTTACGGTTCCGGATAAATACGGCAATCCCTATGTAATCAAATTCTCGCGTTCCAGTGATGTGCCTGTTTATGCCCGGATTAAATTAAAAGTTTTTACGGGTTATACCTCACAGATAGGGCAGCAGATCCAGCAGGCTATTTCCGACTATATCAATAGTCTTACGATCGGTGATTCGGTCCTTTTAAGTCGCATTTACTCACCGGCGAATCTTGGCGTGGTGAGTGGCGGGAATGCACGCTATTACGATATTCAGGAACTGACGATTGGGAAATCCCCGGGGGCTTTGTCGTCATCAAACATTGATATCAGATATAACGAATCTGCGTCCTGTACCCCGGAAAATATCGTTATAACGGTGGAGTCATGAGCAAATACACCGAACTAATCACGAACTACCACGCCACCAAACCTAAATTTCTTGCGCATGTTGATCTGATGACCCGGCCGCTTATTGATGTTGCGGCTGCCACCAGAGGGCTGATTACTGCATTTGATATTGACTCTGCGGTTGGTGTGCAACTTGACATTCTGGGATTGTGGATCGGACGTAGCCGTGTTGTCCGCCAGCCTATCTCAGGTGTCTATTTCAGCTGGGATACCGACGGGCTTGGATATGATCAGGGGGTGTGGCAGGGGCCATATGATCCTGATTCCGGATACATGTATCTCAGCGATGAAACTTATCGTGTCATTCTTAAAGCGAAGATTGCGATTAATAACTGGGACGGACGGAATGATTCGCTTCCGGCAATTCTTGACGCGGCAACAGCAGGATCCGGGCTGCGAATGCAGATAGTCGATAACCAGGACATGACGATATCGGTCTGGGTCTTTCCTGATACTGATATTTCAGATGTATCGCGTGAGTTAATTGCTGCAATTAAACAGGGATATCTCACAGTAAAAGCCGCCGGGGTGTGGGCGGGTGGCATTGAAACACCTTCGGTGGAAACCCCATCGGAAGGCTCAAAATTTTTTGGTTTTGATATGGATAACGAATTCATCAGTGGTTTTGATGTAGGAGCATGGGGAGTATTACTCTGATGGCGAAAAATGACTTTAAAGCGTTTGCAACGGATCGAAATGCCAATGTTATGTCGCAGGAGGAATGGGAAGCGTTGCCTGCGCTTTTATCCGGATTTACAGCAGGGAAAGCATCCAGTGCGCAAGTCAATAAGGTTATTCGACAGGCCAGCTTTATTGCGGCAGCGCTTGCGCAGTACACAGCCAACAAAAGTGGGCTGGACGTGCTTGATGATGGTGACCTGAACGGGTTTATCTCCAAAATGGGAACCGCTTTTGGGAAGGATTTCCAGGCCCTTGATGCCACGCTGACGGCATTGGCTGGGCTCGAAACCGGTGCAAATAAACTCCCGTATTTCACTGGAAATGATACAGCAGCGCAGACTGATTTAACTTCTGTAGGCCGTGACATTATCGGGAAAAATACTATTGCAGACATTCTCACATACCTTGGTTTGGGAGAAACGATAAATAAAGCCTCCGGAGCTATGCAGAAATCGGCTAATGGATCTGATATTTCTGATGTATCAGCCTTCCGAAATGCGCTCCAGTTAGGGACCGCTGCAACACGAGATGTTGGAGCAGATAATCCCTCGAAGTTACTGGATTTAGACAGCTTCAGGTCAATGATGTCAGGTAATGGTTACATCTACATTCCATGCATTGCGACGACAGGAAACCCGGTGAAACTTATGTTGCAGTGGGGAACGGTGGCAACACAAAAGGGAGCTGATACTGGATATGCCTTACCATTTGCTTTTCCCTATGCAGGCTTATTTGCGACCGGAAACCGTGGAACATCTGGCTACAATGCCGCGATGAATGTGCGTATTGCCAGCAGAACGCATATCAGTATTCAGAACTGGTCGCCATCCGGAGAGGGCACCGAAGATTGTTGTTTTATCGCGTTGGGGTATTAAGAATGAATAAATTTTATAAAGGCTCTTTCTATCCGGAAGCACTAAAAGATGTATATATCAGCGCCGGTTCATGGCCTGAAAATGGCGCTGATGTTGATGATGAAACAATGGCAATTTACACAGGCGTAGCGCCAGAAGGCAAAACGCTGGGGGCTGATAAAAATGGTAATCCTGCGTGGATTGATATCCCGCCACTCTCCGCTGAACAACAGATTATTCAGGCTGAACAGAAAAGAACGGTATTGCGTTCTATGGCTGATAAGGAAATAGTCTGGAGACAGGATGCTTTTGATGCGGAAATCGCGACGGTAGAAGAAACCGCCGCGTTATCTGAATGGAAAAAATACCGGGTCTTGCTGATGCGCGTTGATACATCAAATCCCGTCTGGCCTACGCCTCCGGGGGAGCAGGCCAATTGATATCCGGCGCACAGGACAAAACTGATACACACAAAGCTTTGCACTGGATTGCAAGGCTTTGTGCACTTCGATAGTGGTTAAGGCGGATCACTCCACCTTTTCATCAAGCCAGTCCGCCCACCATTGCATCATTTCTCTGCGCTTATCGAGATACTGAGCATGGTTGTAAATCCCGCGCACAGATCCGCCGTTGGCATGTGCCAGTTGCACTTCAATAGCGTCAGCAGGCCATTCGTGCTCGTTCATAATCGTGCTGAATTCATGCCTGAATCCGTGACCGCTTTCCAGACCTTCATAGCCGATTTGTTTGATCACAAGCAGTACCGCATTCTCGCAGATTGGCTTCTTCTTATCGTTGCGCCCGGCAAAAACAAACTCTGATACTGGTTTGGTGATGGAGCTTAACGTAGTGAGAAGTTCAACCACCTGGTCTGACATCGGGACCACATGAATTTTGCGTCCTTTCATCACACTGGCGTCGATGGTGATAATCCTGTTTTCAAAATCGACGTTCTTCCATAGCATGGAACGAAGCTCTTTCGTTCTTAGGGCAGTGTAGCGTAAAACCTTGGTGGCAATGAGCGATACGATACTTCCTGAAAATGTTGCCAGTGCTTTATTGAATGCCGGGATCTGGTCTGCAGGAAGAAACGGGAAGTTCTTCTTGCGGTACCCCTTCATGGCGTCAGCAAGGTCAGGTGCCGGGTTATATTTAGCCCTGCCGGTGACAATAGCGTAACGGAAAACCTCGCCGCATCTTCTGCGGGCTTTGTTGGCTCGCTCCATTGCACCGCGATCTTCAAATCTGCGGATTACTTCCAGCAGTTGCATCGGCTCAATATCCTGAATCTCAAGACCGCCGATGATGGGTAAAATGTCGTCATCAAACATTTTGGCAAGTTCAGTTGCATAGCCTACTGACCAGACTTGCTTCTTGTGCTCGTACCATTCCTTGTAAATGGCACTAAAGGAATTGTTGTTAGACGAAGCCTTTTTCGCTTTTACCGGATCGATGCCAACCGAGATGTCTTTCCTCGCGGTCCATGCTTTATCTCTTGCCTCCTGCAAAGTCATTAGCGGATATTTTCCGACGGTCAGGATTTTCTCCTTACCGTCAATCTTGTAGCGAAGCTGCCATACCTTTTTCCCTGACACAGGGACATAAAGGTACAGGCCATTACCATCGAGTAGGCGGTATGGTTTTTCTTTCGGCTTTGCTGCTTCAATCTGCTTAACGGTGAGCATGGGTAAAAATCCGGTGGGTAAAATTATTTTATCCACTTTTTACCCGTCATGGAGTGCGGCTGTCAACGATCTGACGCGAACCATGACGAACTGTGAATCTACGGAAGGCTTGATATTCAGGGGATTTTGCGGACTGGTACGGATGGGAGCGAACTGATAAATGGTGTCCCCTGCAGGAATCGAACCTGCAATTAGCCCTTAGGAGGGGCTCGTTATATCCATTTAACTAAGAGGACAATGCGGCATGAGTATACCCGCTAATGGAGTGCGGGGTAAGTACGCTGCCGCTCGATTGCTTAAACCCTCGCCATTTATGCCGGGTTTTTATAATTTTTCTTAATGTTTTCCGCACGTTCTGCTTTTTGGCGTGCTTCTGCTTTACGCTTATTGCTCATGTCGTTACGAATCTGTGCATGACTCATTAACGCGAAGATAAAGGTGCCGCCGCAGATGTTCCCCGCTAAAGTAGGTAGTGCGAAGGGCCAGATGAAATCGCTCCAGTGCAGCGTACCGTTAAACACCAGATAGAGGATTTCAACAGAACCGACCACGATATGGGTGGTGTCACCCAGGGCAATAAGCCAGGTCATCAATATAATCACCACAATCTTTGCCGCACCCGCTGCAGGAAACATCCAAACCATAGTGGCGATCAGCCAGCCGGAAATGATCGCGTTGGCAAACATCTCGCTGGGGGTGTTCTTCATCACATCCATGCCGATTTTGACAAATGCATCGCGAGTTTCTTCATTGAAGATAGGCATATATTCAAATGCCCACGCCGCAATACCTGTCCCGAGAATATTACCCAGCAGCACGACGCCCCATAACCGTATAAGTAAGCCGACGTTGCTCATTGTCGGTTTTTGCATGACGGGTAGTACCGCAGTCACGGTATTTTCGGTAAATAATTGCTGGCGGGCCATAATGACGATAATAAAACCAAAGGTATAACCGAGATTCTCCAGCAAGAAGCTGCCCGGCACACCTTCCAGTTCGACTTGAAATATCCCTTTTGCCAGTAACGAAGCGCCCATCGACAGACCCGCCGCAATGGCTGACCACAGTAGCGCCACTGCGTCGCGTTCCAGCTCTTTTTCACCATCCTGGCGGATATGCTCATGAATTGCCATCGCCCGGGAGGGGAGTCGGTCTTCATCTATTTCTATTTTTTTGCCGCGCTCTTTTTCTTCGCTCTCAACTTCAATTTCGTCGCTGTGTTGATCAATTTTGTCGTTGTCCAT